CCCAACAACCTCAAACACCTTATTGGAATAACCCAGTCGAGCATTCGTTACGTTGATATTGTCGCCAATCTTAAACCGTAAAGCACTGAGATTACATGGTATGGTTATTGCTTCTTGCTGGCGGCTACGGAACAAGGCCAGCTTTGCTATTCTTTGTGCGCGAACATTATTGACAGTGAACGGAAGCGGCATATCTAAATAGATAGGGTCACCATCTTCAGCGGCAAAAGTGCTGGATATTTGCGCAGGGTAGTCAGCAAGAATATAGTTGTCATCTTCTGACAGGAAAACACCCTTAACACCGTTATAAGCGTTTCTCCTAGACTGCTTGGTCTGGATGCTTATATCACCAACAGCGACCGATTCATCTACGCTGTAGGTAGGGGCCACATATTCGCCTGCATATATCTCAAACTTACCTGCCGAGAAAACAAGCCGCCCAATCATAGAGCCGAGCATTGAGTCTAAGTTGCCTTTTATAGAGCCAGCAGTATCTACAACGCCATCTAATTGATATCGCTTTTGAGTCCCACCAGCAGCAAGGGTTACCGTTTCTTCACAAACAGTTGCAGCAGCAGTAATGCTAGACGTTAAGATATTTCCTACAGTCTCACCCAGGCCGTATTTAGTGTCTCGCAAGTAATCATAAACGCACAAGGCTGGATTTTGGGACCATTCAGTTACACTGGTGGCAGGGTTTAAAACCTTTTTCCCGCGAACTACCGTTGAGATATTAGGCAAGCCATTAGCAAACTGATCAACGTCATAGGTCAGTCTGACCACCATATAGGCTGTGTCTAGCAACTTATGATCTGACGTCCATTTAGTGGACGCTGCGTTTAAACCTGCATCGGCTGTAGTCTGATCTCCCTCATGAAAACCTATGCTTACATAGTTGCCCCAAGTCCCAACAAAACTACCATCCCATATTTTAACATCGTTAAACCAGACTTCCTCGAAGGCATCAATCTCGTGCCCAGCCACAGCGATAACCAACCATAGGTATTTATTGTCAGTGCCTGTTGACTCAAGGTAAACGATATTCCCGCCTACTCTAGCTCGGCCATAGACTATCTTGCGCGATTGTGCAGCTTCTCTTGTTGTTATTGACCTGCCTTCCATAGCAGCCCCTAAATCAATGCTTGGCATTAGGGCTTGCGATACCAAAGATAAACCAGCACCAATAGCAAAAGCAGCAGCTATAGATGGTAATCCAACCGCCAAACCAAAAATGCTTATGCCAGCCGCTGCCGTTCCTATTGCGCCTGCTAGACCTGCTATTACTGCTGTAGCCATTCTATTACCCTAAAAAGCATTTGTGGTAAACGCGCTCTAAAAGATTAAATCCCATGCGCGTCATTAGGTTGTCAAAGGGGAACTCTGTTTTCATATTTAAAGTCATCAGAGAAACACCATTTTCTTTGCAATGTGATTCTGCAAATTTAATCAGGTCTGAACCAGTAGCAGTTTTTCTATACTCAGGCTTTACATAAATTACATCAGTAGAAGCAAAAATATGATCTTTGTGGTGAATGCTTTTTGATACCATAACCACACAGTAACCAACTAGCTCGCCACCTTCCCTAGCAGTAAATATGTGCAATATGCCCATCTGGTCTAGCAAAGCGTATTCTTTCCAGTCTGGGTCGAGTGGTATTGTATCTTGGTTTGGCTCAGTCTCTGCCCAATGTTTATCAAGCAGTGGCTTTATATCTTCTTTGACATTAGCCATGCATTCATGCGCAATCTTTATCATCTGCCAATCCTCATCCCTCCACCACCACGCCCAGTATAGGTAGGATTCGATGCAGGTGAAGCTCTGCCCCAGATAATTTCTTTCTCTACTATTGCTGTTACGAACTCAAAGCCTTTGTCTGTAGGATGATCAATTTTCTGATCTTCAGCGGTGTAACGTCTGACCTTTGCCCTTTCAAATGCAATTAATTTATTTTCGCAAGCAATAGATATAGTAGATGTCTCGCCTGATTCAGCGATAGTCATAGTATCCATAAAGCCAGCAAATATCACAGTCGGGTCAGCTACTAAATCGCCAGAAGCATCAAACGCGCCAAGCATTACAGTTATCGGCCTGCCCTGATATTCGTGGTCTTTAGCTATCACTACCAAAGATGATTTAACGCCTGTTAGGGTTACGTTAATACCACTGGCCTGCATATCAGATGTCTCAGTGACTGGGCTAATTCCTAACAAGTCACCAACTCCAGTATAAGTCTCACTGTCATAGGCAAGATCACCAACACCTGACCAAAGATTCAATTCGTTAGGCGTTTCGCCTGAATCAAATACCATGCGGACAAGGAATATAGGGCGCACTACATCAGCAGTTGATACTGCCTGCATTGCACTGGATAAAGCCCTACTCATAACGCCTCAACCATAGCAAAGCTAAAGCCCTGCAAGCTAGCCTCATTAGTAGACCAAGAAACCTCATTGGAAGCCATGCGCCAAAGGCTTTTAGGTTGGGTAAAGTCTAGCGCCTGACCTGTAGCTATCGTTTCGCGTAAGGGCGGCTGAAACTCTAAAGTACCAGCGCCTGATGATTTGTCTGCTGTCACCATATAAAGATAGCTGCCTAGCTGAAAGTATGTTCCTGCCGATACCGCTGTGCTGCCTCCAGATGTTGTCAGTGTTTCTGATCTGATAGCAGTGCTGCCGCTTGTAGTCACATTGGCTGCATCTGTATGCAGTGGGTTACCGAAAGTAAATGTACCTTCACGCCCTTTGAGTCCAACAATAAACGCCTCTACTGACCTAGCCTCTGCATAGGTCAAAGGCGGCAAAGTAACCTCTGCCTCCCACCTTGCACCCTGATGGGTATAGACCTGAGTATCTAAAGTAAAGGGAGACTCAGCCACAGCCACAACACGCTTTAGGCGCATTGACATATTCTGTATGCCGACATTAGGAAAAGATAAAGGCATGAGTTACGCTCCGACCATTGCTCTTGAGAAGTTACCACCACGCACCCTAGCGTCTGCTACAGCGCCTTTAGCGGCTTGCGCTATCTGTGGCATCAGTCCAATTATCTCGGCTCTAACAGTGCTTTGGATGCCTGTGGTGACGTTTATGGTTTGATTGACAACTACGCCTGATCCACCGCCCATTTGATTGTTAGGAATAATTGATCCTGATTGATTTGGAACGAACATTTCTGGGCCACGCTCACCTACAACATACGGAGAGCCTGCCTGTACTGGGCCGCCAATAGCCGCAAATCCTCTAGGGTCAAACGATGGCATACCACTGCCGCCGCCAGAAGTCATTCCAGAACCAGTAGAGCCTGTACCGCCAGTACCAAAAGAGCTAGTAATAAAACCAAATGCCGCATCAACAATATACTTCTGCACCAGCATCTTAATTAAGCTGTCCACAACGCTTTTAGCCATAGACTTTATAGCATCGGCAAAGTTAGCAGCGCCTGTAATGCCAGCCGTTAGAGCGTCTGTAAGGCCGTTTAAGGCGTTTGTAGTAAATGACTGAACTATCTCGTCAGTGTCTTTTACTGTAGTTCTCCAATCTTTAAATGCCTGCTGTACGTTGCTGAGACCCTCTTCAGTAGGCCCAAATATATTGCCTTTGCCGTCTTGCCCGCCAATCGCATCACGCAGCTCTAGTATCTGCTTAATAGTGTCATCAAAAAACTCACCAAGCCCATTTTTAATCAAAGGCTCTTGCATTTCTTTTAGCTTTTCGTCGGCTAAAATGACTTGATACATTAAGTCTTCTATTTTGTCTTGCTTGTCGCCTAGACCTTCGCCCAACAAAACATCAGCAATGCTTGGCATTCCTCCAGCATCAAGCGCAGATATTTCGCCAGCAAGCTCTGATATTTCTTTCTTGAACCTAGCGATTTTATTTTCTTGCGATTTAATTTCAAAAGCATCAAACATACTGTTAGCTTTATTAACGAACCCTGAGATTGCTTCTAAACCCATATCTAAAGCAGAAATGATATTAGCGATGGATTGTAAGAACCCGCGAGCCAAAGACTGCGCCCACTTTTCGACACCGCCTTCATCTTCAGCTATTTCTTGGAAAAACTTAGTAATTTTTTCGGTAACTGCCTGAATGGCAGGGGCAAGCGCAGCGACAAATTGATCTTTAACGCCTTTTGCTAGGCTTCTAAGTTTAGTAAGGGAATCAACTGTATCTTCCACCCCCTTGGCAGCAGTGCTGGACATAGTTAGGCCAAGCAACTCAGCCTCACCCAGCATTTCCTTTAGGGCATCACTGCCCTGAGACAAGGTATTCACAAGGGCTGCACCCTCGGAGTCGAACAGCTTAAAGGCTAATCTGAGCCTGTCAGACTCGTTGCTTACGCCTTTAAAAGCATCAGCAAGAACAATCATGCGTTGATCTAAAGGCAGCTTTACAAGCTCTTTAGCGTTTAACCCTAGCTCTTTGATAGCACCCTTAGCCTCACCAGTACCTTTAGCTGCTTCGGCAGTTCTACGGGTAAACCTTTGCAGGGCCATATCCATCGTTTGAGTAGCCACGCCAGTAAGGTCAGCCGCATATCTTAATGCGCCCAAAGCCTCAGTTGTTGTGCCTATTTTTGCAGCGGTCTTTGCTAGGGAGTCTGTAGCGTTTAGGGATGATCTAACTAACAAACCAAAACCAGCAGCACCAGCAACGCCAACCAGTGCAGTTCTTAGGCTAAACACAGAGCCAGCTATTGCCTTCAATCCATTAGCAGCAGAACCAAAACCTTTCTTGGTTTTATCAAATGCCCTAATCGTGATGTTTACATTTTCAGCCATTGTTCTCGCTCATTATCTGGAAGTAGGCCAACCACTCGTTAAAGTGACTGACAGGCATTTGCTCTGCTTCTTCTATGCTCATGTGAAGGCGGTCAGCCAAGGAAAGCAGATTCATCCTTGACTGATCGCTTCTCAGTTTCCCTCAGCTGCCTCTACTGACTCGATCTGTGCAAACATCTGATTTGCGATTTCACTAATTACATTAGTTTCTTCGCCCATCAAATCAATGCGATCCTCAGCAGAAGTAAAGAGCTTGTTGCCGCCCTCGTCTTCTGCCTTCATAACGATCAAATCCACCATCGCGCCAACTGTGGTGTTGTTTAGGAAGTTAGGGTGCTTCTTCTGCAACTGGTCTAAGTCATAGCAGGTAATGCTTCTGCAATACAACTTAAACGCTCCAGATTCGTCACCCCATTCTGGCACCTGTACTTCTCGTGCCTCAACCTTTCTTCTACTGCGTAACTCTTTAGCTAATCCCATGGTTTAATCCCCTTATGCTGTTGCTTCAGTTACTGCTCCGCTGCACTGGATGGAGAAGCTGGCTTCTACCATACCATCGAAAGAACCAGTAATAGAGCGTGAAGTAACGATGCCGCCACCAGAGAAATAAGTCTCGCCAGCGCCAGTGCCTGTTGGATAAATTTCAAAATCTACCGCAGCGCGTTCGTCAAGAACAAGTTGCTGTGCGTCAGCTTCGTCCCAGTAGCACTCGATAGTTACTGTATTGGTCTTTAGACCTTCTTTATAAGATCGTGCGGTATCGCCCATTACACTATCTTCAATGGTATCTGCTGAACCATCAAACGTGAAAGAACGAACCTCACCCACAACGGCCACAGAGCCGCCAGATGCCGCGATTTTTACTACACCAGATGCGCCTGTTTTAGTCGCCATGATAATTACCTCTAATTTAAGTTAAGTTGTGCCGCGAGTGTACTGATACATAACGCGAACTGTAATAATAACCCCACCAATGGGGTCAATAGAACCTTCATCAATCTCGACTCTAGTTATCTGCGTATCAAGGGCATAGCCCCCACGCAAACGGTCAACGTCAAGACCTTCTTCAATTGCTTCGATAATGTTGTTTCGGGCTGAATCAATGACAGACCCTTTAACGTAACAAATAAACTCATAATTGATTGTAGCCATTCGCTGAGTAATTGACCCACCGATGCTGCTATCTTCTCTATCCTCGTCTGCACTTCGGACAAGTATAGCTGGAAACTGTGCGCTTGATAACTTAGTAAAATCAAACGGCTCTCTTGTTACATACTTAATATCTACTGGCGTTTTAACTGCCTGAAGCGTAGCCACCAAGTTGTTTGCAATGTTCTCTCTAACGCTCATTTCAATGCCCTGAAGAATACTTCGCCAAGTTGCTTTTCTTCTCTATCGCTAAACCCAAAAAACGGTCTAGTCTTATTGTTCATTGCAGCCTTTTTAGATTCAGTGGCTCTAGTAAAGAATATCTCAGCCTGCCTACTGCTTGCCCTTGATGTCATCGAGCTTAACATCTGACCTGTAAACTGTAGGTCTGGGTTTGTGCTTCTGCCTCTACTAGCCCTAAATGCAGCATATACGGGCGTATACTTCTTAAACTTCCCACCCTTAAAGCCAACGCCTTTACTGGTTCTAGCTTCAATAATATTGATACCGACTTGAGCAGTAATCGACAAAGCCCTTTTAACGCTAGCCGATAGCTCCTTGCCTTTCTTGCCAATACGCTTTGCAACAGCCTTGGCATTGGTATCAATCTTTACATCCATTATCTATCTAACCGCTGGCCTACAGGTTGCTTCTCATCGTAGTCAACAGTGCCATCACCGTCTTCATCATAGTCAACGCCATCTGCCAATACAGATTCTAGCTCTTCACCATATCGCGCTTTGTAAAAGTCGATCATGTTTCCGAATCGATCACCATCTACCCAGTTAGTCAACTGCGGCAGGGCATAACGCCATAGCACCAAATAAGCCGATACCGTGGTGAATTGCGTTGCTGTGAGCTTAGTATTATCCATCTCACCAGCTATATTCTTGCGGGGCCACCACTTGATTCGTAGCTCGCGCTGTATGTCTGCCTGTGCTTTGGGGTGTTCCAATACAAAAGACTCGATACCTAGATCGAGAATATCGGGGATTAGCTTTAATAAATCTGCATCGCTTGAATAAGCCATTACCATTTCACCTTATCTGCCCAGTAAGCCGCTGACGCTGTCTTATCTTTGCGGCCTCTTGCTATGTCTTTTGCAAACCTTGCCTTAAACGACCTGCGCTTGGCTTTGTCTGCTTCTGATTCGTTCTTTCGGGGCGGCTTGTTGTCTGCACCCTTCTGACCGAACCTAATTAACTTTATCTTGTCGCCTTCTTTAGCAAGTACAGCGTGGCTCTTGCTGTCATGCTTGGGGGTGCGCTTAGGCTTGTTGTAGCCTTCGAACCTTTCACCGCGATAAGTTATAGCCATGTAAACCTCGTAAGAAAGCCCCCTCCGAAGAAGGGGCAGTCAGTCTTACAGTACAGCGTCAGACAGAATCTCAACACCGTATGTGTCATCAAGCTCGGCTACGCCATATACAGCAGTAGCGTTCAACTCGAAGGCACGCAGAGACTCATCACGCTCTGGCGCAATGTTAAAGTCGCGCTTCATAGCGATCATCAGAGCTTCAGGGGCAAATACAGCACCTTTAGCATCACCAGAACCGTCGATAGCTACGTTGGCAGACTCATATACATTGATGCCAGCGATAGTACCAACATAACCGTTACGCATTGCTTCGTTCTGCAAGTCGCCACCATTGGGGTTAGCAAAGGTGTTAGTTAGGTTAGCTTTCAACTGGTACGCTTGGAAAGGATGTACTACAGCATTGATAGTGCCAGTAATCTTGTTAGCGCGGAGAGTAGCAGCAGCTTTGAATAGGTCAGCTACAGTGATCTCTGCACCAGCAGCACCGATAGAACCAGAGAAGCCGTCAAACAGGGCAATCAGGTCAGTATCGATTTTAGTGGCGATAGCGTTACCAAGTACAGTTCCCAGCTCTACAGCAGGGTTGCCGTCACCGTAGGTAGCCATGTCAGTCAGCAGAACCTGTGCGCCTACTTCGCCAACAGTTACAGAAACTGAGCTAGTAGATACAGTGGTGCTTGACATATCAGTGCCTTCGGTCAAGTCAGCAGCAGCGATTGCTGGGTACTTAGGAACCTGAATGGTCTTGCCAGCCTGAGCCTGGATGTTGTAGTTAGTTACAAGACCCATCATTAGTGATTGCTCTTCGGCAGTGAAACGAGCCTGAGCGACGATATTGACGAACAGATCGTCGAGAGTTGTTGAAGTAGTTGCAGCCATGATAAATTGCCTTTAAATAAAATTAGTTTGTGGTTTGTGGTTACTTTTTCTTCATAGCAGCAAATGCTTCTTTGCCGCCATTTTCCCAGTTTGCAACCATATCTGCCACAGATTGAGGCTTCTGCGTAGAGCCACCAGCGTTACCCATCGATCCTGTGCCACCTTGCGACGCTTTGACCATGTGTGGGTTTACTGTCAAGAACTCTGCTACCATCTCGTTGACTGATAACAAATCACCGCTGTCATTGTATCGCGGTACTCCGTTAGCGTCTAGCACCTCGACCGTTCCGTCATCTGACAGTCTGGTCTGGTCTTTTAGTAGCTGAGAGACTTGAGTCGGATTAACAGCGTTACTGTTGGAAGCTGCACCCAGAATCGCTCCATCTACTAGCGTCTGTTGCAACTTGCTTTTGTAACTCTGTATCTCCATGTCTTTCTTCTCGACCGTTTGCTTCAGGACTTTATCGAACTCCCCGCGCTCTTTCTGTCGCTCCAACTCTGCGGCTTCTTTTTTTGCCAGCAGGTCTTTAGCTTCATCAAGGTCAACGCCAGATAGTCGTTTATCGAACTTGCGCTGCTCTCTAGCAACACGATCCGCAACAATGCGGTCTAGTTCATCCTGAGTAAAGGTCTTGCTTTCCTGAGTTTCTACTGCCGCAGTTTCAGTCTCTGCTTCTGTTTCCATGATTTCATCGCTCATGTCGCGTGCCTCTTAAAGAGTATTGGTGAATCGTTAGTCTAGCATAAATTTACTTTTTTGGTTTCTTCTTCTTCTTTGGTCGCCCAACGTTACTACCGTATGTACCTTTACCTTGTGGCATTATAGTTCCTCTTCAAATACTGGTCTAAATTGATGCCCGCAGTTATAACCACCGCGAACGATGAAAGGGTCACCAGCAGCTTTACCAGCCCAACTGCCTGACCACAAATCTTGGATTTCTTCATCAGTAAACGTCTTGCCCTCATGCTC